AAGGTGACGACTGCACCGCCGTCCTTGAGTTCAACGTACTCTATGACTTCAAGCCGCATTGAGGTCTACCACTTCACACACACCCGCCGTACACGCGAGTTCGCGGGAACCAGAGGTGTTGTCCTCACGCTCGTACTCCGAAAGGGCTTGCCAGTCAATCTGCAAACCACCATACGCAAGTTGCCACTCCGCGTAGTCATCAGCCTCAATGTCCTGATACGGAGCCTGTTGATACGTGTGGTCCGAGTGCGGAAGGAACGATACGCCTGACGCAACGTCAAAGTTTTCGAACACCCACGAACCCACGTCCATCCACTCGTGTTCCTTTACCGTGATGGTTACGGACGGCTTGTGTTCACACCAGCTAAGAGCGTACACCTTCCACAACTCAAGCTGTTCGATAGCTGTCATCTGTGTGCGGGTCACTGCGTTATCCGGAGACTTCATGGCAAAGGAAAAGACAGTAGTCGAGTCCGGCTTCATCACACACGCCTCACTGTGTACGCCCCGATCCTTGAGGAACTGAGTAAGCGGGTCTTTGTTGTCTCCACGAACAGTACGAATGTAATAGTCGTTATGTCTAGCGTGAATGCCGCTTGCAGCGTCCACCAGTTGCGATACAGTACCCGACGGTTTTACACAGGTGATGGCAGCCGACTGTGGAATACCAAGCTTCTCCGCGAACTCCTTGTTCGTATCGACGGCGACTTGCCTCATTTCTTCGAGCCAACGAGGGGAATCGACGATCTTTGATAAGATCGAGTGATCCATGATACCAGTCAATGATACGCCTAAGAGGCGTTCTTCTTCCGTGTTTGTTTTCCATACCTTCCTCAAATATTTGAAGTCAGTCAGAGTAGACTGCAGGGTTCCAAGGATGGTTGCGAGGCGAACCTTGCGCTTCAAGGAGTCGAGCGTGTCGTGTTCGCGGACCACAACCTCTGACAGGTTGCAGAACTGGTACGGACGCAGGATGATCTCGGAGCATGGGTTCGTGCCCCACATGTGGCCAACCTCACGCCGTCCGTTCCGGGCAACTTGTACGTCAGCAGCCTCACGGTTGAAGATGCCACGCTCACCCGACTTGGAGTCGTACAGAGCAAGCCACTCGCGCATAAACGTACCCATTTCCGGCTTACCCTTGTACGCAACCGAGTTGTTGGCAAGGGCACGTTGACCCTCGTGTTCCCACCACATACCCGACTTGGCATGTGCCATCTGATCATCGTTCAAGTTGCTGAGTGAGATGAGGGCCGAGCGGCGAACCCCACCAACCACGACAATCTCCCCAATCTTGCACATCAGGTCGTGGCACTCGATAGGAAATAGCTTGCGACCCTGTGCCTTCTTGAACAGGGCAACGGTAAACTTGAACAGGTCGTCGAGTGGTCCGGGACCAGACGCACGGCCACCCATGGTCTTGAGGCGTTCACCGGACGCGCGTACCCCCGACAAGTCCCACGTAGGGATTTGTCCGACGTACAAAAGACCGATGAGTTCGCGCAGAGACTTGGCCCATCCGGGCTTCGAGTCTCCGACTTTAATCACGGTGTCCGAGTCGTGCATCGCATCGCTGACAACCGGAAGCTTGTCCACGTTCTCACGCTCTACAGAGAAGCCCACACCCGTACCGCACATCAGGATATACATACACTCGTCGAACGAACGAGGGCTGTCCACGGGGATGTACGAACAGTTGTAGCCACAGATGTTGTCACGGGCTAGGGCGGGTCCGGATGTCATCATCGCCCGCATCGACGGCATAACCTCTAAGGACATGATGCCATCTGTGATCTCACGTGTTAGTGAATCAGAAAGCTTATAGCCGTGATTGTCACGCACATGGCCACCCATAAAAGAAACATACCTAGATACTGTTTCATCCCAGTTCTCCCTGCGCTGTTCGTCATCGAGCCAACGAGCGTACCGCGACTTGTGGATAAACTGTTGGTATGGTGTGGGTAACATATTGTTCATTATTCTATCTCCTCAATTAGCTTGCTAAGATACCACTGTGCCTTTTTCAGGTCTTCAACGCCATTCTTGTAACGATAGCGCCAGAGGTACTTTATGATGTTTCCTTGCAGGTAATATTCGTAGCCGTCACTCGTTGCGGCTTCGATAGCATCGATGCACTCAATACCTGCTTGATTGTAGTGCGGTGGCGAATTGACCATGTCAGATCGATCCGCATAAAACTCGTTCAGCAGCTTATCTTCGTCTGCTTCTGTTGCCTTCATCTTCATGTACGCCTCGTGTCTCACCGATCATCTCCACTGCCACCGATCTTACCAGCAGCCTTGCGAGACTTCAACTTGTAAATGTTCATTTCCGCAACTTGCTGCAGGTCGAACCCCAAGTCGTTTGCGAGAGCAGCACAGTACCACATCACGTCGCCAATCTCTTTGGCAATCTCCGCAAGAAACCGTGCATCGGTCCTGTCATCACGGTAAATTTTCTTTACTTTATCGGCAACCTCACCGGCTTCACCCGCGAGTCCGAGAGCAGGATATACGACCTTCATGTGTTCTGGATAAATAGCAAACTTCTTGGCTTGCATCTGATAGTTGTTCAAGTTCCAGTTGTCTTTGATCATTGCGTCTTTCCAAAATTTATCTTGACGATGTTAGTATCCGGATCGTGGGTAACATCGGGCGAATTGTCCGTTTCTTCGACCATAGCTTCCTTTACGGCTTCAAACTGTAGCCGTGCCAGACCGGCTTGCATAACGCGGTCGAAGTCCGACTCCATAAGTTCGACGAGTCCGGACAGGATCACCGTACCGGCGGGGATGTATTCATCGTCATCTTCGTCCGTGGTATCATACGCCGTCATCATCACATGATCGTCGTCGTCGCCCTGCCTAAAGATAAGGTACCACCTATCCTTGAGAAGGCTGGCACGTTCCAAGGTGCCTTGAATCTCACTGTCATCCATTTGTACACCACTCCTCTGGTATAGACCCCTCGGCCCACTCGAAGCCGTGTTTGCTAGCCCACTGACCATACGTGGTCTTCGAGCCTTTGTAAATCTTGTTCGAGGCACGGACGAACACGAACCGGATATCCATGTCAGGGTTTTGCTCCTTGACCAACAACATCTTTACACGGTCGCCCTTGTCGAGATGACCCTTGGTTTCCACGTACACGTTTGTTTCCGGGAAGTAAAAGTCCGGCGTGTAGGTTCGCGGCTTGGGGATGTACACAATCCGCTCCTTTTCGTACTCGAACGCGATACCCCGCTCCACAAGTTTGCGGGCGACGTTGGATTCGAACTGTGATCTGAATTTGATTTTTCTCATCAGCCTTGAAGCGGAAACGCCCCCTTGATTAAGTTTAGCCGCTTTAGCAGATACTGTTCTACTTTTGGGGTAAACTTTCTTAAACGTGATAGTTCCTCGTTTAATGGGATCGTCGGTATACATATGGTTGTGCCCATCCTCAAATGTTGATTGATCTGTTGAAACTCTTCTTCGATACGCACGATGTCCCGCGCCTCTGTTTCAGAAACAAGGTAGCCGGACTCGGAGTAATTGTTACGCAAAGTTAAAGGCAGCGAACCCTCAAGGTTTCGTACCTTGACTAAGGCAGGTTCGCCGCCCTTACTTTCGTGGCTATCGATATACAGGTGCCGAATCTGCGGGTTTAGGCCCAGCAACTTGAGGTCGTACCCGCTGGTGTACAGGATAGGCATATCATAGCTCCTTCTTCACCAGCTTTGTGTACCACGTCATCGGCGGGTTCTTGGCCTTCGAGGTAATCTTCGGGTGGTACTCTGCACTCTTCCAGCAGTGTTCCTTGAACGAGCAGAAGGTGCAGGTCTTTGGCATGAGCCGGTTGCCTGTTTCAATCTTCTCGCCCTTGAGGGTATACACTTCCGGTACAGATGTAAACGGCACCTTGAACTTGGCGTCGTTGACGATAGCGTGGACACGCTTGGCAGCTTCTTCGAGATATGCCTTCCGGTCCTCTTCCTGATCGTCTGGTGCCTCTACAAAGTCCCACTCACCACTCGACTTGTTGATGGCAATCCAGCCACCGAAGGGCAACCCCTTGGACTCGGAGTACAGGAACCCCTGCATGATGTAACCAAACGGATCATCTTCCTTGATCGCGTCGTAGCCACCACGTCCCGAGAACTTGTTTTCAAATGACCACGGACTTGTGGACTTGATGTCCCACACCTTTTCGTCGATGATGACATCCAAGGTTCCGTTGACGGTCTGCCCATCGAGTTCGAGGGAACATTGGCTCTGTTCCTCTTCGACCTTGATGCCAGCACCCTTCATGATAAGGACTGCTGCAGCCTCTACCAGATCACCAATAAGAAAACGTACCAGATCGTTGTAAGCGACATCTTGCTTGTGCCCCTGCTTCTCTAGCTGTTGCTGGCAGAGGGGACGACCAATGCCAGACATCCGGATTCGGTAGTCCGATCTCCGGCTGAACTGCTTGCGTATTGCTGCCTTACAGTCTTCCCCAAACGCCTCAATGAGGTCGTCGAGACGGGAGGAGTCGATCTCCCCCCGCCCCGCTTTTTGCAGGAAGTCCTGAACTTCCAAGAGATGAAGCATCAGCTTGCGAAACGCTGTGCAAGGTCGATGTCATCGTCGCTAGCGGCCATCTTCACGGCGTCCTTGTATTCGGACATTACCGAGTCGTTGTGACCCTTCACGGTCTCCGCAAACTGCTTGATCAGTTCCTTGTCAGTATCCGTGATAGATACTTCCTTGACCAAGGACAGCTTCGGGGTCCAGTAGATCACGCCGCCGTTCTTCTGCTTCTCGGTAGCGAGTTCGATCACAGCCTTCTGCATCAGGATTTTCCGGCGAGTAAGCTGGGTGTCGATGAACTCACGAACCGGACGGAAGCCCGACCGCTTGAAGTACGCCATGAACGGCACCGACTCCAAAGGTGATGGCGAACCGTCCGCAGTAGTCGCGTCGGGTGCGTCGATGATGCCGTAGATCACCTGATTACAGCTTACCGACTTACTCAGGATCACACGCGGATCATCCGAAGCAAGCTGGTCTTCTTCGGCGCGGGTCAGGCGACCACACTTATTTCCGCCAGCAGAGTCCGGAAACTCACCAGACAGGCTGGTACGCTGCACAGACTTACAGGAGAACTTCTGTTCTTCCTGATCCCACACAGACCATTCGTAGGTCCGCATCAGGGGGCGAATCTGCACCTTATCGGCATAGGCAAGGCCCGAGCCGTTCCAGATGCGCCAAGCACCACGCTTGAGCGGCAGACCTTCGTCGGTCTCTGCTTCGTAGTTGATTGTCAGGCGGGGCAAGCCCACACGCGGGGTGGAGTCCACGTCGGCCTGACCAGACATCTTCATCAGGGCTTCTTCGTCGCCCGAGTCGAATGCGGTTACAAAGTTATTCAGTTCGTCGTTCATCAGAGAAAGTTCGTTACCCATGTTATCCTCACAGTTGGGTGTTGAAGGTAGGGGTATTATACTGTCAGGACTTCTTCCAAGTCAAGCCAGTTTTTTCCCATTTTTAATTCTATTCCTACAGGCATGTCATAGCGGATGCCGTAGCGACGTTCCGTCTCCTGCGGTATGGCTAGCATACTTTTCGCCATGATCTCAATGCACTGCTTCTCTTCTCCCGGGAACACGTCCATAACAATCGAGTCGTGTACCGTGTTGCAAATCACGGACTGTAACCCACTGTCTTTCAACAGATTATGCAGCATCACAAGAGATAAGGGCAGCAGGTCTGCGGTGGCGAACCCCTGCACGGGATAGTTGCAGATAGCTGTCCGGTTCGTGGCGGTGCCCCATTCGGTCCAGCGGGTTCCCGGGAAACAATACTGTCGCCCGGATGGAAGCTTGATGTGGCTCTTGGTTACGGCGTCCCGCTGCAAGAGTTCGTGCCAGTCACTCACGCCGCTGTACTTCTGCTTAAAGGCACGGTAGTACCGCTTCTGATCTTCGGTGCCGCTCACGCCGCCGTAGAGGGGCTTGAAGGTGTGTGCCTTGGCCTCTTGGCGGGTACAGCCAATGATGCTGGCGGTATAGCTGTGAACGTCCGTGCCAGCCTCGACATCGTTGCGGATGCCCTCATCCCTTGCAAGGAACCCGGCAACCCGAAACTCTAGCTGTGCGTAGTCACCCTCAAGGATCGAACCACCCTCGAACCGGCTTTCGACAGCGCGGCGGATAATGAAGGTCGAGCCGCGTGGCATGTTCTGGAAGTTCGGGTTGCGGGACGACAGGCGACCGGTAGCTGTCACACACTGCATATATTCTGTGTGTATGAAGCCGTTCGGGTCCATGTTGTTTTCCATGCCCTCGACAAAGGATCGCAGGTAGGTTCGCACAGCAGAGTAACGAACGTACGCCTCGGCAAACTCCCGGGCGTCACCCCGCAGGTCTGTCATCATTTCTTCGAGCGTTGTCTTGTCAGTCTTGAAACCGCCCGCAGCCGTATCGAATGTGTCGCGGGGAACGAGCTTGAACCCGGCAACCTCTCCAGTACTATGGTAGCGGACGCCAGAGCCGCCACAGGTCTTGCAGATACGCACGGCCTTACCGGGGGTGCCATCCTTGCGTGGCGGAGTGTAGCGGCCCTTACCAGAGCAGTCCGGGCACTGTTCACCGATAGTCTTGTGCAAGATTGTGGTCTCATTGAGGATGTGCCGCTTGAACTCGCCCTTTGCCATGCGGGTTCGCTGCTTGGGCTTCTTGGTTGCGCCGCGAACCTCATGACCGAGATTGAAGATAGCAGCCCACCGCTTCTTGTCCTTGATCGCACAGGAGTAAAACAGGCGGGAGCGGTCATCTGGACTGTCGAGGTTGACCGGTGTGTCTCCCATCGCGTTCGCGGCAAGTTCCTGCAAGCGGCGTTCTAGGGTGAACAGTTCGTCCTCGTACTCCTTGCGGATGTCGGCAAGGGTTGTCCGGTTGATCTTGATGCCGTTGCGTTCGATGTCCGCAAGAACGTCCGTGACTTCAAGCGACAGACGCAAAGTGGGCAAGAGAGCTTGGTTCTTCATTGAATAGTTCCTCAAATGTGGTGCCAAAGGCTTCGAGTTGTGCAAGTGCTACTTGCTCGGTTGCAAGGACATCAGCCTTGCCATATGTTTCAATTATATCCCAAGGAATGTCATAAAACGTCTTACCTTCCTTGAAATACGGCGCGACAAGGTCTGCTTCCTTTTGCACTCCACTATACTTCTCTGCAAG